GCAGTTTGCCGCCTTCTTTCATTGCCTGCAAAAGAGCTTCAGCTTCAGGCCTGGTCTTGGCCATTGCGCCCAATGGACCGTTTTGCAGTAGTTGGATTTGACGGGTATATTGTGCTGCCGCGCCCTCACTCTTTTGAGCTTCATCCAAAGAGACAATGGGGCCTGTCATTTTTCTGATGGTCGCCTCTACTTGACGCCTAATACCCTCAAAATCTCCCTTTTTCATGGCCGCATCCATAGCAAAAGCTCCGCGTAATCCGCCTGGACCACCCGACATACTGGAGACGAAAGCTTGTTGTCCTAGTGTCATGTTCTTCATAACGCCAGTGTAGTTTCTGAACATCTCAATAGCGTTTTGAGCTGGAACACCAACAGAGGTCAATTCGCCCACGTAGTTCTTCATGGCATCGGCCATACCTTGTGTCATCTTGGAAGCATCGGCACCATTAGTTACGAACATCTTGAAAGCATCGGCTGAGTCATGCAGCGCACTTTGCACATCTTTTACTTGAGCACCCAAACTATCAGCCACTTCCGTCATCCTAGCTGAAAATCTCAAAGCGTCTGTACCGCTGGTGCCATATTCAGTCATAGCCTTGCTCATGTCCTCAAAGACTTCTTTCTGTGTTCTTCCAGCTCCAGTAGCGAGATGTATTGCATCAGTTAGCAGGTTAGTGCCTTCGAGAACTCCTGTGGTTGGCCCTAGCAAAGCCTTCAATCCTCCAGGCATTCTGTTGATTTGCGCCATATATTCTGCGGCTAATTCTTGATTGCCACCCAAAGCTACTGTGGCGCCCTGCAATACGTTGCTATACCTGGTTGTCACATCATTGAGGTTTTGGAAGTCTGAACCCAGCCCGTTTATGGTTTTGGAAATCTCTCCAAATAGGGCGTTGGAACCGCTACCTTGAATAGTTAGCTGCATAAATGACTCTTGCAAACGCAAAACGTTGTCTGCACTCTCAACCATGGCCAGCGCAGCATCTGTGACACCGCTCTTGAGACCTCTGACAGCGGCAGCGACTCTATCTGCGCCAAATCCGGCGTTTCTCATTTTGGCGCCCCAAGCTTCTAGAGCATCACCAGCCATCTTCGTGCCCGGAGCCTGCTGAAGGATCTTCATCAGATCGTCAATCTGCCCCTTGAAGGTAACCAAACGAGTGGTATCTACTCCAGTCAAACCCTTGAACGCTTCGGTGGCACCTAAAACAGAAGTGGTAATCACGCCAAACTTAGCCGCTGTTTCATCAGTCATGCCAGTCAGCGACTCGAAGGAGGCGCCCACACCTGCCAGTTTGGTATTGAGTGCTCCCAAAACGTTGCTAACCAATCCACCAGCAGCATTCAGACCATTCAATGCCGTAGTTGTATTTGATGCACCCTTTTCGTAGGTCGTCAACCTCTCAATTTCGTCCTGAGAGGGGGCAGCAAAAGTGACGTTAGTTGGGGTTACGGGTGTTGTTGGGTCATTGGGACCAGCCATTTATCATTCCTTTAGTGTGGGGCGGTGTCTTCTTCGTTTCTTAGGCTCTTTCTCAGTTTGAAGCAGTTTGAGGTTGGTTTCGCGAACCATTCTCAGGGACTCTGCATAGTCTTCATCGGAAGACTCGTGGACATTGTCATTTAGCATCTGTTGAACAGCTTCCGAGTTCCAGAAGGAGCCTAATAGATATGCGTGATTTTTAGCTAGTTCCGCATCATCTCTATGGTCTCCTAACCATTGCTCGTAGAGCCACAACTTCAGGATGGGGTCCATCTCTGTGATAAAAGCGTCGTTGGGCAGTTTGCTATACATCTTGCATAACTCCCACACGAAGCGATGTTCTGGCTCGTTTATGGTTTTTTTAGGGCTTCTACCACCTCCTTCACTTGGATCTCTGTCTTGAGACCATACTTATCCTGGGCCTCGTTGGCTAGCGCCACATATTCGTTGTACAGCCTCAACAATAGAGCATGGTCCATCTGCTCAACGAAAAACAGTTTGTCTTGTACGTCATCGGAATACAAAAACTGTTCTATTTCTACCCCAGCTACCATAGTTAGGGCGCGCGCTAATAGCTGTTTGCGTGTCTCAAAAATGAACTGCACACTGCCATCAAACTCGGCAGCTCCCACAATGGCGTCACGCAGCTCTTGGGAGGTCAAAGTTTGCAATTTGTAGAGTTGCCCTTCAATCTCCACGTTCTTGGTTAGGCGGGTCATGCCAATGAGCATCTCAATGCGGCGCCTTGCCCCTTCTGAGAGCCTTTGCTTGCCTTCTCGTTGGGCCTTCTTAGCAGCCAAGATAGCTTCTTCCTCAGCCGTCATTTCCCTGGTGGTTGGCTGTTGCGGTTGCATGCGAGATTGAAACTCTTGGAGAACAGACTGATCGATAATAGGAGCAGACTGACGCTCTCTGTGGCGTGATATTGGTGGTGGAGGTGGGGCACTGCCAGCATCGGGAACGCTTAGCTCCTTCATTGGTTGATTGGGCAGCTGTCTATTTCCTAAGGGTGACTTAAACTCTGGCATCTTTATACTCCATAAATGAAAACATCCTACTGACTATATATCCAGCCAGTAGGATGCTAACATTGATACCGCTAATTGAGCGTATCAGTAGATGTTGGTAGTATTGACGGTGCCGTAGTTGCTGGTACCGATATCGATAAGTCCAGCAGCATCCAAAGAGCCTCTTCTTCCGTTGAGACCTTCGTCAGTAGCAACTTCAATCCAGTTGGTGTTGCCTTGCTGGAAGGACTGGATCTGGTTGTATCCGCCTTGTGCCGCAGGGTTGCCGCCCAAGGTCATGCTGAAGATAGTTTCGGCTTCCCACGTCATTGTGTCTGTGATTACCCAGTCGCTGACCTGATAGGTATAGTCGATGCCAGAGATCCACACGTTCTTGATAACAGTTTGGATTTGGCTGCCAGTAGCGAACTTCTGCTTGTCAAAAACGATGATATCGAAAGGATACACCTGAGAAGCGGCATGCAAGAAGCTTCTATCGAAGGCTTCTGCAATACGCAGTTGATCGAACCTGACTCTTGTGCAGGTACCAGTGATGTTGGTAGATTGGTTGGGAACGGAGTCGATGTGACCATCGGTGCCAACTTCATCAACCATTTTGAGTGGTCTGCGCTCGGAAATAGCCATGGACTGAACAGCGCCGACTGGAACATAACCTCCAGGGGCCGTTGGGTTTCTTACAGTAATCAAGATATTGGTAGCAATAGAAGTGGCGGTAATGTTGATTTCGCCAGTTGTGGTATTGCCGCCTGGTACGTAAAGCGTTGAACCTGTTTGTGGATAAGTTTGACTCATAAGTTATTGTCTCCTAATATCATATATCAGCCAAGACCCAAATTACCAACTGTTACTGTGATATAAACCCAGTTGAGTGGATAGATTGGCTGTACAGCAACGCTGACATCAAACTGGCGAGGATCTACTTGATCTTGTGCCACCGTTAGTCCCTTATAGCCCGCAATCAATCCCTGAGATACTAGGGAGTTGAGTAGAAGCACCGCTTCCGTGTTGAGGGCGATTGGAGTATTGATTGTTTGTGGAGTTCCAATGAAGCCTGCAAACCCTGCACGCAATACCTTGGCCACTCTGTCTCGAATGAAGACGATGGAGATTTCTTGTTCTTCTGGGAAACCACTCTGGCTGGTGGTGATGCCCCATATAACTCTTCCGCCTCCGGCAACTGGCTGCAAAGTCGTGATACCAGCTGATGCCAACTGCTCCAATACCAGGTTGGAGAACATCTTGTTGTTGAGGATGGTAAATCCACTGAACACCTTGTTGGTGAACGGATTAGCCAAGTTGAGGTCAGCGTTAGCATGACCGGCAGCTGCGGCGGCAATGTAGAAGCCATCGATTAGCACGTTGGAAGTGCCAGCTTGGACTACGATCTGATCTGGGTAGTAGTAGACGCATCGGAATGTTTCGCCGTAAGCGTCAGGCACTGAGTAGTTAGCAATGTCTTGGATGTTGCCGGCCAAAGTGCTGGTGATATCATTGTTGGGGATGCCTTCAATGATGCCTAGATCTTCAACGGCAGCTAGCTGGGTGCCTGTCACGTTGGCTGGTGTCAGGCCTTGGATGGCTCCAATGAAGAGGACACGCTCTTTCCTGTTGGCGATGTTGCTCATAGCAATACAGTGGCTTAGAGCGTTTTGGAAGATGACAGTGATAGTCTGGTTGGGAAGTGGCACCAAGATATCGCACTCCACTGTTTCGAGAGTTTCTAGGGCGTTGACCCATCCAGCATCATAGAAGGCCGCATCGCGAGCGTCTACGATGGTAACACGGAGTTGGTTTCCACTAGGAACTACGTTGTGGTTCAGGACCAAATAGGCGCTAGTTAGAGATGGATCCAGCACCTGCCACCTGACGTTGGCCTCGCTGACAAACTCCATTCTGATGAGCAATTCGTTGCTTCCAGAGTTATACGAAACGATATCATACAGACCATCATTTCCGACAGTGGAACCATTGATTTGTATTCTGTATTGCGTGCTTAGGTTGGCCGAACCAATAGAAGTAAATACCGCTTGTGCTTCGGAACTCATCAAATTGGCCGTAGAAGTGTTTGTGAACGCTACAAGGATACCGTCCGTGCCCGCTCCACCTGGCACTGGCAAACCAGTCGAGTTCTGAATCAACTCAAAGGTCGCATATGGCGGTGTGGCCTGGGAAACGAAATCCGGGAAACCCATTGGGGTTGTGTGTGGTGGGGGAAGAGGAGGTTCAGCGCTGGTAATGGTTTGGATAGTCAATTCACCATCGAATACGGCGGTGATGTTGAAGTATCCGACGTTAGCTGCGTTGTTGGAATCGATGATCTGCAATATCTGTCCAACATATGTGGAGTTGAACTCAACACTAGCCGAAGAAAAGAGCGCCTGATCGCCAATTGGTAGACGACCAACATAGCCGTCAAATCCGTCAGACACTTCCTCGAAGCTGCTGATTACAGTGTAGTCGTAGGAATATCCAGCAGGTGGCTGCAAGTTGCTGAATACGAACGTATTGAGCGTTGGCTGACCAGACGTATTTAGTGTGTAGTACGGATACTGGTTTGGCAATATCTGGGTTTCTACCTGCGTAGCTGGGTTGGTAACGAAGACGTGGATTTGAGAGTTGATATCAGGAACCACATTCAGTGGGAATGGGAAAACGAACTCATCTACGTTGGTGGAGTTGGCGTTGACGCTTGGATCTAGAACGTAGGAAGTCCTTCTTGGAAGTGGAGGGGCTGCCTGCAATCCGATCAAAGAAGAGGCACCGTTAGCAAAGAAGAGCTGAGCGCCCAAGCTGAGGTTGTTAGTGACGCTAGCTGGACCAGAAAAGTTGGAGGCGTCAGAAATGCCTTGAAGCAGAGTAGGGTTGTTGATGTTGGCGGTTGGGATTTCATTGGAGGTAAGAGAGTCACCGCGTACCAAAACTCCGCTGGCTACAATGACGGTGAAAGCGTCTCCCTGTACGAATGGAGAGACTGCGACACTGGCTACTTGCGTTTCAGTGATATTGAAGCTAAGGAATCCGTTGCTAACTGTCTCGCCGTTTGCAATCCAAACAATTGGGTTACCATTGGCGTCCAGTTGGGCTCCTGAAACAGAACCGATAGCAAGGAAGGAAGCGGTTCCTCCGATTGGTTGGTTCATAGCGTTTCTCTGCACACCAACGCAGCGAATAGTCCAAGTCTCTGGTGGAGCATTAGGATTAACGAGGGTCAGGTCATTGACGGAACCCAAACCAACGTTGGTGGTGAGTGCCGTGTAGAAAACTCCGCCCTGATCTTGCAAGTGAGCAGATTGCAGAAGAATGTGACCAGTGGTAGGATCCAGTTGGACATCATAGTAGTCGCTGAAGGTAGTGGTAGGGGTGATTGGACCCAATTCCAACAGAACTAGTGGAACACCATTCTTGAAGATGGTGGTACGGTTAGGAATGAGTGGGAAATTGACTAGCGCAAAGTGCCTGCCGTCAGATCCAGTGCTCGAAGTGTAGTAGCCGTCTAGTCCATCTTGACCACCGCCCAAAGCTTGAGCTATAATGGTTTCGTTAGTGGTACCCTGCCCAATCATGGCAGTAACACGTCCACCCCCAGGAATAGCCACTCCGCTTGACTGAGTGATGACATTCGTAAATACGCCAGGAAGTGCGTTTGTTGCGCCCGGTATGTTAGCCATGTAAAGTCCTCATGTTATCTTGTGATACCTGCAAGGTATGTGGGATTATTCGCATATGGCATCTACTTTTTCCGACCCACACTGGGCCGTCCATCCTTGCATTATGCCATGTTTTTGCCGACTTACATGTTGAGAAGGGTCTCTACTATGTTGACCTCGGTATTGATGGTCAAATTGGCGGCTACTGGACTGTTAGGAACAGACAAATCAGAGAAGGTAGCGGTCAACAAAATGGCATCAACAGTGTTTTCGATAGGTATTGCCCTTTTCCACTCGGTTCTTATATCCAATGTCAGAGTTTGCCTAAACAGCTTATCATTTCGGTCATCTGTCTCGGAAGTGCCACTGACAGTAATGGGCTTGACCACGATGCCTATGTCATGCAGAGTGTCAAAATGGACATCCGTAAAACACATGCTTATCAGTTCCACCAAATCATCCCTAGCTCTAAGGCTCCTGGTCATGATATCCACGATAATAGACCCTTCCCAGGCTCCATTGGTCACTATAGCTGCTGGTTTGTATACTGTAGTTTGATTGCCGTATCCATCTGTGAAGAGGATCTTGCTGAAACTAATGGTACCCTGATCACGATTGATGGAAATAGGGACATAGCGAGATCCGCCGCTCTTGACCAAGATAGCCGGGTAGAAGATACCGTCATACCTGTAATTCTCGCCAATAAATACACGAGTGGGGAGGATGGGGTTAGGGTTGAGCTGTGGTTGGGCGCCTGGGCCATATGGCAAGTCAGCTCCCAATGGCAAATCAGTATGGTCTGTGGTATTAGGGAAACCCCACTGGTCCTTGGAAAAGTGGTAGTAGCTATCCTGCGAAAAATAGTCTCG